TATCCAATACGACTCTACCGTCATTACGGACGTACAACCCTTTATTGATGACGCTGTAATTCTAGCTACCGCTGTTATCGGCGATAAGCTAACTACGGAAAGATTCGACCTAGTGTGCCGCTATCTAGCGGCACACTTCATCGGCATTACCGACCAACGCATCCAGTCCGAGCAGGTCAAGACTCTACAAGTAAGCTACCAAGTCCGTCTTTCAGACGGCCTCGGGATCACTCACTGGGGAACGATGGCAATGCTGGTAGATACCAGCGGAAAGCTAGCTAACTGGAATAAGGCCGTCGTCTCCGGCAAAGCCGGAGCCTTTGCTTTCTTCCATGCCGGTACTAATTCCGATGCTACGCCGGAGATTTACTAATGAGTCTTATCGACCGGTGCCAGAAGCAGACATTGGTGTATTGGCCGAGGGTCGGCACGGAAAAGACCGGCGAGGCCATTTATGGTCCGCCGGTCGAATACACCTGTCGGTGGGAAGAAATGCTCAAAGTTATTCAGACAAATGTTGACACCCGCACGATGTCGCGGGTGCAAGCTATTACGCAAGTCCGCCTAGCTATAGGCGGACTAATGCGGCTTGGAACTTTGGCGGATACTGCTTTTTGGGATCACCCAAAAAGCAATCCAGACGTTTACGAGGTGATCGACAGTTCGGCAACGCCGAACTTGCGGAATACGCAGACTTTGTACGAGGCTTGCGGATGAAGTTCAAGCTAGAAGGCGTCAAAGAACTCAAGAAGGCCCTAGAAGCCCACAGCAAGGCCCTTGGCAAAGCGTTTAACGACGCCAGCGAGACGGTGGCGGATACTTTCATCAAACGCAACGATTCGTTTGTACCGCTTGAAACCGGAGCTTTACGGAACTCTGGGCAGTATTTCCAGGAAGGCAATGGCTGGACTACCGTAACCGTGATCGGTTACGGTTTTCCTACGACTATGGATTTCTACCGGCCTTTCAGAAAAGAACCGCAAAATCCAACGCTATATGCTTTGCGACAAGAGGAAGAATACCCAAACAAGCGTACTCCGGGCACGATCATGAACTATTTCGAGATCGGCTTTGAGAATTTCCGAAGTGAAGCGATCAACACTATCACCCTGGAGTTATCTAAAGTATGAACCCAGCCCTAGCATTAGCGGAAGTGATAGAAGCAAATCTACCCAATTTGGGGTATTCAGTATTTGTCAACCACATTCCAGATGACCCAGACAATGTGGTTTTGATCTACGAGGTCGGCAGGGGCCGACTCGAAGAACGAAACCACCACACCGGCAAACGCGAAGAGCATCCTCGCGTTGAGGTCCGAGTTCGCGGAGCGAACTCGGGAGCCTATGATATTATGAAGCAAATATCAGATATGTCTGAAAGTGTATATCATTTTACGCTTTCTAACAGTCAAAATTTGCAGGTCATTACCAAATCTAATACAATAGGGTTTATAGGCCAAGAGCCTCAAACCCGGCGATACCATTACAGCCAACAATTTTTGCTGACGATCTCGGAGTAACGCAATGGCTAAGTTGCAAGACGGTTTTAAGACATTGATCTCTATTTCTGGGGTCACTGCATTCTTTGAAGAAATTGAAGTAACGCCGCCCGGTCTTGACTCTACCGGAGCCATCGACCAGACGACAATGCGCAATAGCCGCTACCGAACGAAGCTCGGTAAGGCTCTCATCACCCTTGACACTGTAAGTGTCAAGGTTGCCTACGATCCAAAAGTTATCGGTCAGATGCACAATATCTTGGGCAGCAACCGATACGTTACCATCACCTTCCCAGACGGCTCGACGCTTGGATTCTATTCCATCGTCAGCAAATTCACGCCAGATGCGTTGAAGGAAGGTGAGCGTCCAGAGGCTACCTTGGAATTGGAACCAAGCAATATGTCCACGGCGAATCCACCGGTCGAAGCAGCACCAGTCTTTGCGACTGGTACTACTGCGACTACCACGACTACAACTATGGCTCCATAGTTCTAGTCTTTTCGAGTTTCAAAAGGCGAACGAAACTCGTTCGCCTTTTTTGTGTAGCAGGGTGAAAAATTATGGCAGAAGCATTGAAGATTTCCGTTTTACGCAAGTCGCAGCCAGTCGATTTGGAGATCGAAGAAGGGGCAGTAGCCCGATACTATGTCAAGGAAATGACAGGGGCACAACGCGACGAGTATTTCAATCGCATGGCCGGAAAAACGGTAAAAGACGCTAACGGCGAAGTAGTTGGTATGAAAGACTTCAAAGGATTGTACAGTTCGCTATTGTCGTTCACCGTCTACGATGGTGAACATAAACCTGTTCCAGAATCAAAAATTCAAGAATGGCCCGATACAGCACAGAAGGCTTTATTTGATCTCGCCCGTGAGATCAATGGCCTTGTAAAAGAGGGCGACGAAAAAAACTAAAGCTCACGCCAGAGGAGTACCTTTGGTACGATTTGGCGTATGAGTTGGGATGGCCCGTATCGTTGGTCAAGCAGTTGACTACGGTATCCGAATTTGACACTTGGCAGCGATACTTCTCAGATCGTTTATCCAAGAAAGAGAAGTCGGATTACTATGCTGCTGCAACGATACGGGCCATTTATGCTTCACAAGGAGCAAAGGTGAGTGGTAATCTCTCCGATTATCTTTTGGATTTTGAACCGCCTAAAGTCAATAAGGCCGAACCGGTTTATGATTCCAAATCGATGTGGCTCGGATTGTTCAATATAGATGCGGAGCAAGCATAATGGCAGAAAAAGAACTACCACCACTTCGCGTTAGAATCGTTGGCGATGATTCTGATCTAAAGAAAAAGATTTCCGATGTTATCAGTCAATTAAAAACAGCCAAAGATCAATTAGATAGTATAAAAAAATCTACAGGTAGTTCTGCAATTACCGAGGCTCAAAGACGCCGCGAGGAAGCTCACAAAAAAAAGATCGAAGCCATAGACGCAAAAATAGCCAATGCCAAGGCTACTAGCGATCTGAAACTTCAAAATTTTAATCAAACCGAGCTTCTAAAACAAGCCAATATACAAGCCAGAACAGATACCCTACACGCCGAATCGCGAGCTAGAATAGCTAGACAAGATCAAGCGGTTATGGGTAAATTAGTTACTGAGCAAGCTAGAGCAGATTCTATTCATGCCCAATCTAGGGCCAAGATCGCCAGAGAAGATCAGTTGGTTATGGGCAAGCTCGTAACTGAGCAAGCTAGAGCAGATTCTATTCATGCCCAATCTAGGGCCAAGATCGCCAGAGATAGTGATATAGCTCTGGCAAAATTGATATCAGAAGAAGCTAGAACCGATGCGATTAAAGCTAATAATCAAGCTAAAAGAGATCGATTAGCTTTAACTGAGGCTGCTCGCACAAATCGCATAAATAAACAATCGCAAATAGATATCGCCAAGGCAAGAGCATCTATAAATAGAGGTGATAGAGAATCCGCCGCAAAAGTAGCTAAAACTAAACAGAAGACTATCGACGATCAAAGGAAAGTTTCAGCTAAGATAAATAGCGATAACGCTAAAGCTGCGGCAGTGGCGGCAGGTACGGCTAAAAGAGCAGCGGCAGCCGCCGCTGCTACGGCTACTAAAGCTGCGGCAGTGGCGGCAGGTACGGCTAAAAGAGCAGCGGCAGCCGCCGCTGCTACGGCTACTAAAGCTGCGGCTAGAGCCGCAGCTATTCAACAAGAATCGGCAGCCAAAACTCGTAAGATAAACGCACAGACGGCTCATGTCAATCTGCAATCGCAGATGCAGCAGCAAATATCGCAAATGCGACTGAATAAGATGCAGCAGCAGTCGCAACAAAGTGCAGCTAAACATGCTCAGTCTATGCTAAAAAGCCAGACTCAGCAGTTGCAAATACAACAACAGATTTTTCAAACAGCTAGAAAAGCCGCGCAAGATCAGCAGTCGCATAGAATGCGTATGCGAAAAGAACAACAAAAGTTACATCAATCGGACATAGCACATGCTCAAAAAATGCGAATTGAGCAAGAGATACATGCTAAACGATTGAATAGCAAATACTATACTACTCAAAAACCAACAGCATCCAGAATGCAATCAGGTGCGTCGAATAGAGTAGCTGGAGCAGGCATGGGCGGAGGATTAACTTCCCGAGCAGATATTTATATGCACGCTAGCGCTCTAAAAACTTTAACAAGTTCTGGATCTGGCCTAGTTGATTTACGAGCAAATCTGCAATATGCAGAAGTTGGCATACAGGCATTTACAGGGAATGCTCAACAAGCTGCGCAAATTATGTCCGATTTGCAGGACCACGCAGAAAAAACTTCATTTACACAATTAGGGCTTGCAGAAGCTACCCGTAATATGATGGCGTATGGCATATCCGCCAAAGATGCTGTACCTATGGTGAAGATGCTAGGAGATGTCGCTGGCGGAAATGAAATGAGATTTGAGCGATTATCATTTGCTATGTCTCAAATTTCATCTATGGGAAGATTGCAAGGTCAAGAACTTAGACAGTTGACCGAGCAGGGCTTTAATCCATTGGAAACAATGAGTAGGCTTACCGGAAGAACCATGATGGAATTGAAAAACATGATGGAAAGTGGGGCTATAACGGCTGCCCATGTTACAGAAGCTCTGAAAATAGAAACTGCTGCTGGTGGACGGTTTGCCAATATGCAAAAAACTATGGCTAATAGTTTAGGAGGAGTGAGGTCGCAGTTAGCGGAGGTGGCAAATAATATCAAGGTGGAACTTGTAAAAGTGATGGAAAAAGATTTGATAGCCAGCATGAAAAGGACTATCGGATATTTGAAGCTATTTCAAACGTATTTGCAATCGCCTGCCGGTCAAATCATGGCTAAAAAGATGGTGGCTCTAGCTAGGACTGTTTTCATATCAGTAGTAGCATTCCACGCAGTGGGTTTTGCAATGGCCTCTTTCATGTGGTTCCTATCTTCGATAGGAAGCACTGTGAGCAGATTGTTATCCGTATTTCGTGGATTGCAGATGGCTATCATGCTAGTAGTTGGGATAGTAAGCAGCCCATTCGCATTGATAGTCGGCGGCGTTGCCGCCGCCGTTGCTGCCTTAGCCTATATGTACGGGGCCGTATCTGGCCCCGGATCGATATATCAGGCATTCTTGGATCTTTGGAATCTCTTATCATTTTTCTTTACGAATGTCATTGGATTCTTTCAGAATTTCCAAATGAATATGATGATATTGACCGGATTCTTCCGGGCACAGTGGCAGAACGTATTGTCAGACTTATTAGAAGCCGTATCAAGAATGATACCAGCTATGTTATCTAATTTTGGCATCTTGGTACGCATGATAGGTCGCATGTTCGTAGTATTCTTTACATGGCTGGTAACATCATATCAAAGCCTATTTAGTGGTTCTATATATGAAGCTATGGTCAATGGCTTTATCAAAATCTTCACTTGGTTAGAAAGCAAGTGGAAAGATTTTGGTACATTCATGGGCAAGATTTGGGAAAACTTATTTGACCCTGCCGCATTGTATGAAGTCATCGCTGGTGGTATGGGTATCGATAAGTTAGCCACGGATATGGCTGATGATATTGCTACTACGATGGAGAACGGTTTGGTGGCAGGATTGCAAGGGGTGGCATCTGATGAACTGAGTAAGATGACCACAGGTCTTGAGGGCATGACTCCTAAGACTGATACATCAATTCTCGACATGATAAATACTGCCTACACTCCTCTTACGCCGCCAAAACCTCCAGAGCTTGCGGACGCAGCAGCCTATAGTGGTCCTGGTTTTGGTAATTTTGGGGCTGGAGGGAAAATCGGAAAAACTGCCGATACGATGGCTTATCAAAGCTCCGACTACAACAAAAAGCTCGCCGAGCAAGCGGCTCGCTTTGATTTTAGCGGAAAGCCGAAATCGGCTAATCCGCAACTTGCTGCGCAACAGAACACTAATGTTCTGTTGCAGAAGATTCTTAATGCACTGTTGACGGGTAATCCGATACCTCTAATTCCTGCTGCTGTAGGCGGAGGGAGCAACACTCCATAATGACGATCACGCATGTCGGCATACGAAATCAATCTATGCAGCGAGATGACGAAGGTCATCGTACCTATTCGATTACTCGCCATTTCAGGTCCGACGACTACTTCGACGGACCCGAATCTGTATTACAGCTTGTTAATGTTCTATTCCCAGTTGGCTCCGCCTACGTCGAAGCCAACGATTATGACCCTTGGGCATTTCTAACGCCCAATATGAGCATAGCCCCACACGGCGATGTAAATGAAGGCGAACCGTGCGTGGATTGGATCGTTACCTTAGAGTACACGACCAAGCCTATGAATCGATGTAATGATACCACCATCGAAAATCCATTGTTAGAGCCGTTCAGCATCTCGGGGGATTTCATTCACATTAGCCGTGAAATGAAACTAGATAAAGACGGCAAGCCTTTGTTGCATGTCAACTTCGAGGCAATGACCGGACCTGAGGTTGAAGAACGAGTAAGTTCTCCTACCGTCAGCATATCATTCAACGCAGCATTCTTACCGCTTAATATCATTACGTTACTTCTCAATAAAGTAAACGATGCTCCGCTTTGGGGATACCCAAAGCGAAGTGTTAGGTTTACTGATGCTAAGTGGGAAAGATTGTTGTACGGCACTTGCTTCTTCTATTATAAAATATCATATACGTTTGAGACTAATCTCGAAACGCACGATAAGTTCATACCAGCAATTGGTTATAAGACACTTTTGCCTGGATCTCTACCTCTTATACAAAGTAGCTATGCCGTACAGAAAGATAAACTAGGAGAAAATTCTGAATCGGTTATGTTAAATAGCTTCGGAGGATTAGCCGACCCCAGTCAAGAGCCGCTGATTGTAAAAGGTGTTTATCCTAACCAAGTTATCGAAAATCCAAATACTGGAAGTGTTTTAGGGCCTTTGATACAACGGAGAGAGATTGCCAAAGAAGGTAATATGTTACTTTTAGGAATCCCAACTAATTTAGTCTAATATGAGCCAAAAGCAGCAAGAATTTGTAGTCCGCACTGCCGGATCTCCAAAGAACGAAGATCGATTCACTGTAGTTCTAAATGCTCATTATTTGGAATGGGACAGTGGAGCCATGACGGACGTTCGCTGGGCTTACGACCGTCTTATGCCTACTGGAAACGGCACCTGCTATCAATCGACCCTTCGGATCGATCCAGGCAAAAAGAAAAAGCTCGAACTCCCCGAGTTCGAGCTTTCTCGCTGTGAGCTTATTTTGGGCCATAAACTGCCTAAACTTTCCAGCAATCCAGAATTGGAATCCATGCTTGCGGAGCAGCAGAAGAATAATGTCATCGAAATTTGGAACGATGAAAAGATGATAGGAGTTATCGGTCCAGATAGAATGATGTTCGGCCAGTTCTCTGGCGATTTATATGCTTCCACGTCTCGAACCACGGCTCTATTACATATAACAGCGGCACCTCTGTAATGGATAACAAGTATTACGTCCTGACAGCTAAAGATCGTCGAATCCTCGACGATCTTCAACGCGAGCAATCTATTGCACCGCCGCCAGCGATGCTGCCTAACAGCAGCAAGAACTATGTAGCTGCTCCTGACGTATATTGGGCTTTGCCGCCATGTGAAACCGGGTTGCCAGCGGCAACCCGGAATAGCGATGGATCTATCACTCCTGGGGTGGCTATTTGTTGTCTTTTTAAGTATGATGGAGATTCGGACAGAGTAGTTCCAATTCTAAATCCAGTTGGATTGCCATTTCATATAGTCGTTCGTAATCATTATACGCGAGTGGCTAATGATTATGTTCAGGTATGGCGGCATAAAAATGGTGCATGGACTAATGAGCGTCCAGAATTAGTCGTAGATTCTCAAGCTACGACTACAACTACTTCCGTTCCTGGAGCAGTTACGGCGGCTCCGGCTTGTCAAGGAGAGTGTATATGGATAGCAAAGCCGGTAGGAAGCGGATACGGATGGGGAGAGCCTACCGGAGGCTGCTCTAATGTTACCACAACGACCACTACCTCTACCACAACGACTACAACGACTACTAGCACAACGACCGGTACGACTACTACGACTACTACGACTACCCGTCCCCCAAATCCCTGTGAAGCTAATGTCTGTAGACTACGATGCGTAGCCGTTCCGGCTACGACTACCACAACCGCCGGTCCTGGCACTTCTACAACCACTGCTTGGCCTCCAGCCCCGGCTACGGGTTATAGCTATCAGGTGATCGGAACGGCTTGCAACTCCCCTTGCAATTGCTTCGGGGCTGGCGATCCTTGCTATTTATTAGACGGTGAAATAGAAAGCAAATGCGTCTATGTAACCACTACTACTGCCGGGCCTACTACATCTACCACAACTCCTGGCCCTATCGCAGGTCCACAGACCTGCGATATAGCTAATACGCAGTTAGGTGCCCCAACGGCAGGATCTTATAGAGCCGCTACATTAAAAAGTTTTCCAGAAGGATGGGTAGTCTGTCAGGATTGTCCAAGCGGTGAATTTCCTTTATATCCTAGAGGATCTAAGGATCTGATCGATTCTAGTCCGAGTAGTCAAGTAATAGTTCACGATTCGCCATGCGGCAGAGATCCATGCTCTCTGAATAATACTGCATATACATCAGGCAAAGCAATTTATCGAGCATTTAGCCTTCAAGATCAGTATTGGTATTGGGGAAGTAAAGAAGGCTCTGATGATATAATAAATAGTACAGAGACAAAATTTTTAGCCAATTGGATAATTTGCCAAGCCTGTGGCCCTGGGCTTCGTCCAGCCGTACCTCCTCCTGCGTGGCTTTTCTTTGATTCTGGTAATCCATCTTCTGTATCTATAAGTACGGCAGATGGTATGTATATATATGAGACGTCGTGCATTGCTGGATCTGCCTGCGCGACTTGTGAAATGTCTCATGTAGGCGATGTAGAAGATTCAGTGCCTCCAATTACTACCTCTACAACTACAGCATCCCCCACCCCAAGACCAACTACAACTAGACCTCCTTGCGGCTGTGCGCCGCCTCCGTATTGTCCAACTATTTCTGGAGAGTGTTCAAGGACAGAATGTGGCCCAGGATTAGCAGGAACAACTCCAGTATGCCCGGTTTCTACCACATCTGGTCCGAATCAATGTTGGGATGGTACTAAGATTTGTAGTTGCAATACTACTACTGGCACTACTGGCACTACGACTACAGCTATACCTAATTGTGGAAACCCTACGACCACATTGCCTCCCTGCGGTCAGTGTACATTCTTAGCATCTCAGATCGGGTTTGGGCAAATAGGTTGGGTGCAAACAGAATTTTGTAATTCTGGATGTTTTTGTTCCCCCCCCTGCAGGTCCGGCATCTA